CGTCGAGTTCTCCCGCCGCGAGGGCGGCTTTGACGCTCTCGGGCGTGCGCTTGCCCTGGCCGACCTCCAGCAGCGTCCCGGTCAGGATACGGACCATGTTCTGCAGGAAGCCGGTGCCGTGGTAGTTGAAATAGAGCAGATCCTTCCGCCGGACGATCTCGATGGAATCGACGATGCGCACGGTGGATTTTTTCATCTGCGGGTTGGAGCAGAAGCTCTTGTAGTCATGCTCGCCGGTCAGATACTGCGAATACGCCAACGGGCTAACCAGATACTTCTTCAACGCGGTCTGGTCCACCGCGTCAAACGCGAAGTAATCGTCATCGGTCATCTGCTCGACGGTCATTGCCTTTCCTTTCTTGCTTTGAGTGCTTCCTTGCCTAAAACCTCGATGGTGTCGGCCACCGAGTCGAGAAAATCGTCAACGTCATTCGGGGTCAACATGAGAACCCCTCGACTGCATGGACAATTGTTCTTCACGCTCCATTAGGTGACTGTGACGCCAAGTACGCGACTTGCCCTGCTTGTGCGACGCCTCCGCATAATCGGCCACATGGTCACGGCCAACGTCTCCCACGACCTTCGACGCCTCGTTCCAATCCGAGTACACGCGATCGTTCACGGCCACATACTTGTCAGCGAGATAACGGACGCAATCACCGAGATAACGGATTGCTCTGGCGATGGAGTTGAAATCAGATGCCATCAGTCGGCGTCCTCCGTCTGAATCTGAGCCCACGTCTCCTCCATGAGAGGCCGGTCGATCTCGTAGTAGATGTAGGTCTTCCCGTGCTTCGGCGGGTAGACGCCGAACTTCGTCTTGTAGTTCTCGGCCAAACGGGAGCCGAAATGGAGGGCGTTTTTCTTCATCGGCTCGAATCCTTTCGAACGTAGGAAGTCGCTGATGATGAGACGAGGCAAGTCGGGTTCCTTCGATGTCTTGGAAGGAGCGGCGGAACCGTCGAGAATCAGACGTGCCCGACGTTCAAGCTCGTCCTGCGGCAATAGTCCACGCGCCTCGCTGAGTAGTCTCATACGGTCGAATGGGGTGAGTTCCATGATTGTTTCCCTTCACTGGGCTTGATTATTTGGTTGTCCTTCTACGCCGGTGCTGACACGTCCGAAACCCTTTTATTGGATTCCGACGCATGACGCGAAGGGATTCAGTTATATGAGCGCCGGTGCGGGAATCGAACCCGCGTCCACCCTCGGGAGTCCATGAATGGAATGCTTCGTCAGGTACGGCCACCTTGCGACCGGCTACCACCGGGCGGTAAATCAATCAAAAACCCGCCCGGAAATCTTCAGTTATTCGTCGTCCAATGCGAAGCACAGGGCGACAGGGGAACAGCACATGAAGCCTGCGAGAATACTCCACGGGCCCGCATAGGGTTGCAGTGAGAGAATCAGGAACCCTGTCGCCGCCAACGTCAGACAAGTGATTGTCTTCGTGTTCTCATGCCGGCGTCGGCGTTCGTCCATGGAATGCTGCCAGCCGGAGCAGTGCGCCCCATACGTTTTCCTGTTCATGACAGTCCTTTCCTCGTGGCCGGACTCGGATTCGGACCGAGAACGCCCTTGCCGCCACTGTGCTGCAATGTTGACCAACTGTGAGAGATGAAGATGACGAGTCCTCTGGTTTTTCCCGGTGGTGGCGGTGCGTGTCCAGACACCCCGAAGGGTTCCGGCCGATGGTTGCCGCAGCAGATCGCAGTATGGTATTTATTTGCCTGTAGTCGATAGGTGGATAAAAAACGACCCACTGCGGCAAGACTTGTTAATTTCTTGACAGCACATCCGTGCAGGAGCGAAGCCTTCTCAGGTAGTCCGCTCTGCGGGCGGCTTCTCTCAGCCAGTCTTTCTTGACTTCTATCGGGTTGAGGGAGGGGCTTGAAATACTCACGCAATCGCATCCGCAGTCGTAGACCATTCCTTTGCCGACGATCTCTACAAGCGTCGGACGCTTATTGCAGATGGGGCATTCGGGAAGAGGTGCGTCCAGTGTTTTCTCAGACCGGTCCGCCAACTCATTCCAATGGTCGGCAGCGTCGGCCTTATTACAGTAATTGACGCTCAATCCGGAAGGACGCTTGGGATAATCGCAGTCGATGCACCGGCAATCCCAGAACCTGGTGCTGGCACCGCTTCCGAACATTGAGCATTCGGCGTAGTAGACCGATGGGGTCTTGCCGCAGATGGGGCATGGCTTGATCTCCGGTACGGGTGGCTCTTCATACAGGTTTTCCGGCTCTTCGGAACGTTTGTTGAAACCAAACATGGGTTACTCGGTTTCCGTGATGGTCAGACTACGATTCGAAGTGTTCATAATGTCTCGATTCATTGAGAGGAGGTGAATATGGCTAAGGTCACTGTCAAGTTCAATAAGGACTTGGACGAACAGTTGAAGCGGATGGCTATTCGTGCTGTGAAGGAGCAGAACGGCAATCGCTGCTACTACTGTGGCGCCGAAGTCGAGGACATGTCCGGTGTAGGCGAATCACAGTTGCCGGTCTGCCCGGATTGCGTGGCTAAGGGACTACCGGTTTCCTCCGGCCAGTAACTGTCCAGTAGGGCGATGAAGTCCTTGGCGAAGCTCCTGAGCTTGCGCATGTCCGGTACGATCTCCACTCCTACCTTTCCGCTGTAAATCTCAGGGGCTTCATTCTTCGCCTCGTTGGCTGCTGGGCTACGATTTGATGTGTTCATGGTGTTCTCTTTCGGAGAGGAGGTGAATATGGAGTATTGGAGTAGGCCCGTGCTGGTCGGTCGTCGCGAATGGCGGTTGGTCAACGTGAGCGGAAAGCAGCTCACCGTGGAAGCCGTCAAATCGTTCGATGGGGTGTCTAAGCCGTTCCTCGTGGTGGAAGGTGGACCACATCAGACGATTCCGGACGGTGAGGCCATTCTGGTCAAGTTCAGGGCGACGAACCTGCGGAACTCGTTCACTGGTTTGATTCTGTCGGGCGTAGACGGGGCAGGACTTCCGTGGACGGTTCAATATCCGGTACGTTCCTGAACGCCCCGGTTTGAATCATGTCCAGCCAGTCCAGCAGTCGCTGGTTATCAAGGAACCGTACACAGCCGAAGGTGGCATACGCCGCGTTCCCGTGGTCCAGGTCGATAACCAGCGGCACGTCTTGGCTGGAAGCCAGTATCGACGGGTCGATGTTCAGGAGTTTCCCAATCGCGGTTGCATTGGATAGGCCGTCCCCGGTGATTTCCAATGTTTCGACGTCTCCATCTTCAATCAGCGTTTTCAGCCCGTGAATGATCAGGGGAGGGGAAGGGCCGTTGAGGTCAAGCTGCATCTTCATGCTGTTACCTCCAATACAGGAGACTCAGAAAGACGCTGCTCTTCAGAGAAGTCAAGTTCGCCTTGCAAGGCTCCGACCGATTCGGTCAGCTCGACCAGTTTGCGGTTCAAACGCCTCATGGCTTTCACGGTCCTCTCAGATGGGTTCCGAACAACTCTCTGGTTTTTCCCGTATCTTGCTCGGCGTCTAATGAACTCCTCAACTGGAACGCCTTTGCCGTAAATGTGATAGGAGATGTTGCCAGGGCTGCAATCAAGCAACTTGGCCCATGCTCGAACATTCCCCTTCACCCCATCGACGGTGACTATTCGTTCCAATGATTTGGTGGCGTTATCACTGAGCGTCATCCACTGACAGTTATCGGGCTCGTAGTCCCTGCTGCTGTCGATGCGATCTAACGAGAGTCCGTCAACATAACCGTTGGCTTTAGCCCATTCCTTGAATTTCGGGAATGAATGCCATTCTCCGCAAACCTTGATGCCTTTCGCACCGTAATACTTGTAGTTCGGCATGTTCGGGTTCTCGCAACGGCGCTTCATGCTTGACCAGATCATGTAGAGGTGTGAGCGACTCTCCTTCTGAGTCATGCCGTCACCTCCAAGTCAGGCGTCTCAGCGCCGAAGAACTTCTCATGCATGTCCACTGGGATGGTGAGCAGTTCCTCGAAACTGACTCCGAGCGCTTCGCAGATCATGTCCAGTTCATCGACTTTGAAGGCCGGCTGGCCGGCGAGTCGGCGGGATAGTTTGCTTACATCCCATCCGAGCTTCGCCGCAAGCCATCGAAGGCTTTTCTGTGCGATGAAGAGACGGTATCGAATACCGGCTGCTGTTAGTTTCTGTGTGCTGCTCATGTCTATTAACATAGCATATGTCAAGTTTCTGTCAAGACTAGACACGCCGTATCGCATATGCTAAGATTTAAGTATGGCTAATCCAAATGATTTCCGCGAAATGTCTGCGTTCGCCTTGGCATTTGCGACGGAGTATAAAAAGTACATGAAGGCGCACAAGGTAAGGCAGCGTCAGATTGCTGAATACCTCGGTTTCACCGAAGCGTATGTCAGCGAAAGGGTCAACGGCAAAAGGGCCATCGACACCAACGACGTAGATGCTCTTGCCGCATTGTCGGGCACCACCGGCCGCTCGCTGATGATCGAACTGGCTCGCCTCACCAAGGAAACACTGCGCCAGCCGGTATCCAAGACAGCCTCGGTGGCGTCCCAGCTTGAAAAGGTCATAGGCAGAAAGATAGAAGTGGAGAAGGCCGCTTATCGGGATGATAACAAGCGTGCGGAGTCTGGTCGCAGTGAAGACCTGGACTGACCTCACCATTGAGGCCCGACGCATGGGGGTCCTCATAGAGGACAAGAAGTTTGATGATACGCAGTGCGGGGAATACAATCCCGATACCCGCACCGCGTACATCGACCCCACCATGAGCGTCGAACAGAGAACCTGCACCTTGCAGCACGAACTCATCCACGCGAAGCACTTCGATGACGGACTGCGCATCATGAACCCGGCCAAGGAGGAATGCCTGACCCGCAAGGAAACGGCGTTCGCCTTGATAAACCCCATCGAATACATGAAGGCGGAAGACCTGTACGGGGGAGAACCCTACGCGATGGCGCAGGAACTGGGCATCACCGTGGGCGTCCTGTTGGACTACCAGCGATGGCTGCATGACAATCTTGCCGCACGGGCCGCATGATTATGCACCCTATCCGTGTTTCTTGCAATCAGGGAACACGGTTCGTGGATACAATTAGCTCACCAACCCCAATGGAGAGAAGAAGGGTGATTGAACTATGAGCGACAACAATTCGCAGAAGCCGATTCCAGACAGTCAACCGGCGACGGTCAAACCGGCGCAGCCGCAACAACAGGTTTCCGACGCGGACAAAACCACCGAACAACTGCAACGTGAGGTACTGCTGTTGCAGAAGAAGCAGTTGGAGAAGGAGGCGCAGGCCAAACCGGTCACGTTCGGCACCATCGTTGGCGCAACGCTGGTCGCATGGATTATCATCGGAATCGTCGGAGGCATCGTCGCCGCGATAGGCTTCAGCTTCATGATGTATGATATTCAGGAGCAGCGGGATCAGGAGCAGCTAGAGCAATCCCTGTACTCATATTACGATTCAAAATACAGTGACGATTCCGATTCCTACGATTACTGACGTATCGGAATGAAGATTGGTCCCGTTCTCCTGTATTGGGAGGACGAGACCATTTTTCTTGATGCCGGGAATATGCTTACGCCTTCCATTCGATCTGCTTCAAATCGAGCCCGTCGCCTATCGTCTCCATGCCTCGCATCAAATCCTCTATCGGCACGGTGCGGTAATGCTCGCTCATTTCCACGGACGAATGGCCCACGATGCGTTGGATGATGCCGGGGTCAACCTTCATGTGGAACAGGAGGCTGACCACCGAATTGCGGCATTCATGCCCGTACCGGTTCTCGTAGTCGGGGATGCCCGCCCTGCGCATGAGGTCGCGGAAACCGGCCCTGTCATCAAACGCGGATATCGGGAGTCCTTCGCGCGTCCTGAATATCAGGTTGTACGGGTTCGGGATGATGCTCTCCGTGGCTTCCAGATACCGGTGCATGACGGTGCCCAACTGGGGGATTATCGGCACGACCTTGCCTCTCGCGGACTTCGGCGGCGTCAACGCGTACCCCTTGCACAGGTGTATCATGTCGTATCCGTCCGGCACCTTCCACCGGTATCGGGGGCAGCTCGAAGGCCGTTTGAAACCGCACGGGTATCTTCCGTCCCTGCCGGGCTCCCCGCCC